GCCGTGCTACTATCAGCGACACCCCCGCTCCACCTGCTCTCACTCGTATGCTGGGGGGGTTCTAGTTATGGCAAATAAAAAGGAAATCACCCCTCGCTACGTTCCCACCTACGAGGTGGCGACCGAGTGGAACGAAATCAACGCTGGCGACNTTGTAAAGATTTCCGGTGAGCGTGGCGAGTTCACGTTCATCAAGGTTCACCTCCGCAACAACGAGGTCACTGACGTAATCGTTCACGGCGGAACGACAGGGAACACCACTATCCGTGCGTTCTATCCCCACCGAGTATCCGCTATCAAAAAGCGCAAAAAGCGTCAAAGCGAAGAATAAACAGCACCCCTAGAGCCTCATACAGCCTCTCTAATGGGTCTGCCTATACCTTCCCCTACCCGATTAGCAAACTAAAAATCCAATTATGGGTGGTAGTCTCTACCCCGTAGGGTCACTAGTCGCTAAGGGCGTTATGGCAAAATCAACACCGTCATACCAAGTTTCAGGCAATTCACCGTTATGGTATAACGGCAAGGTTGCCAACGTTGGTGATGTCGTCAATGATATTCCCGGCGAAAGCATCTCGTGGTTGCTCGCAGACGGATTCATTATCCCCGTCGCACAGCCCGTCACGCCTGACGTTGCCCCAGAGCCTAGCGACGCACCTGTCGCTGACCCCTCAACCGACCAAACACCTACGGAAAGCGCACCCGTTGAGCCAAGCGCAGAGGCTGGTAACTAATGCCTAATTTCGTTCACGGTAAGAACGTACGAGTAGCGTTCATCAACAACTCGGCAAGCGCAACCGTTGTAAATGGCTATGGGCCTCTGGCTATTACGGCAGTAGCGACCTCATCACCTTCGGCTGGATACACCACTTATACGACCGTTGCGCCACACGGCTTGTATGTCGGTGGAACCGTCACCGTCATCAATATGTTGCCGACCGCTTACAACGCCTCTGGTGCGACCATTACTGGCGTTGCATCGCCCACCAGTTTCACCATTGCCAACTCTGCCACTGCCGCTATCACGCAGTTGGGTGGCGTTTCGGGTCTGGTTGGCTACACGGGCTACAACCCTTTTGTCGCAAACCAATATGTGACCGTTGCTGGAAACACCAACTCATCGCTCAACCTGACGGGAACCGTCGCTGGCGCAAACAACATTGGCTTTTCACTAAGCACAACCGCCACTGTCGCAACGGGAACCGCCGCTACCGGAACTGGTGGAACCGGAACCAGTGTTGCCACTGGCTACGACCTCTCGCAGTTCTTTAACGACGCTGGGCTTAGTTTCACGGCGGAAGCCACTGAATCAACCACTTTCCAAACTGGCGGCGTAAAGTCATACATCAAGGGTCTAAAAGACGGCACAATCACCTTGTCTGGCTACTACGACGGAACGCAACAGGGCGTTGACGCAATTATGACTGAGGCGATTAACAACAACGGCGACGACGCAGTTATTGTTTTCCCTTTCGGTGGAAACACTGACAATGAGCGTTGCTGGCTGTCGCAGGGTATTGAGACTAAGTATGAACTGAAGTCGCCTGTTGCTGGCATTGTGACCATCGATACTGAAATCCAAGCGGACGGTGGCGTTGCTTACGGAACCGGCAAGTCTTTCAGCATTACCGGAACGGGTGCTTCTGCCTCAACTGTCGCTCTCAACAACCAGCAGGCTTCTAACAATGGTGGCTTGCTTTTGGTTGCGGTCACCGCTTTGTCCGCAGGGGCAACGTTGAGCCTATATTTCCAGTCGTCGTCAGACGGCGTAACTTGGACTAGCGGCGCAAGCAGCCAGACCCCAATTGGAAACACGATTTCGGCTGTTGGTGCTGAAATCTACCCGATTTCGGGAAGCATTTACCAATACACACGTCTTTACTGGACACTCAATAGCGGTGCTTCAGCAACTATTTTCTACGGGTTCGCCCGTTATTAGAAAGGAATAAAATGCCTACTTTCCAGCACGGTAAGAACGGTTTTCTAGCGTTGGGATTTGAGAATGTCGGCGGTTTGACTTCTGTGACGACCCTCTCGGCATCGGCAACTGGTTCACCTTCGGTTCTTTCGCTTACCCCAGCGACGGGAACGTTGTTGGCTGGTGGAAACCCAACCCTCACGGGTGGTTCGGTCTACGGCGGTTTCGTGAACGGTATCCCATTTGCTACCGCTACGAAGTTCGCTAACGGAACTACGTCATACACCACGTCGGTGAACACCAGCGTTCAGGCGGCATCTGGCTCGCCAGTTCTGCCAATGATTAACGTTTCACCATACCTGANCGACTTGGGCTTGCCAATCGCCATTGACCCCAANGAAACGACGACGTTCTCACAGCANGGTGTCAAGACTTACATTGTCGGTCTGAAGGGCTACACCCTGTCGTTTAGTGGAATGTACGACCCCACGCCNTCGACGGTGGCTTCATCTGCCTCAACGCCCGGTGGTATGGACGCTATCTTGACCGCCATGATTGCTTGGCAGGACAACTACAACACCATCAACGGTATCTACACGCCGAACTTTATCTCGTTCGTGTATGGCCCAGCCACGCCCGGTGCTTTCACCGGACAGAACCCTGCGCCTCAATACTACGGTCAGGGCATCCTCACCAAGTACGAACTGAAGTCGTCAGTTGCGGGTGTTGTGACGTTTGACGCTGAACTCCAAATCACGGGCGCAGTCACACGCACCACGCTTTAGTTGTAGTAGTATCCATCCGTCAGGGTTTTAGGCAAATCGTCTAGCCCTGACGGATTGGAAACTATTTATGTCTAATCTTAGTGAAATCATTTTTGCCACCAGCGACATTGCTGAGGAAACCATCCACGTCACCTCTTGGAACGTCGACATTCTTGTCAAGGCAATGACTGCCCGTGACCGTGCCAAGATGGTTGAGCAGGCTGGTGGTGAAACGGGTATGAACCTCGAACAGATTTTGCCTGACTTGGTGATTCTGTGTTCATTTGACCCAGCGACGGGCGAGCGTATTTTCCAGCCCAGCGACCGTGACGCTCTGCTTGCTAAGGCAGCAGACCCCATTGAGCAAATCGCTATCAAGGCTATGGCTCTTAGTGGAATGTCGCAAGATTCGGTGGACGAAGCGGGAAAAGACTCATCGCCAACCCCGACCGCCGGTTCATCTTTGAACTAGCCGACGCTTTAGGACGAACGGTTGGCGAACTCTTAGAGGGTTCGCCAGCCCATCGCCCCCTATCGTCATCGGAGTTGGTGGAATGGCAAGCGGTTTACAAACTGCGAGCATTTGAGAACGAGCAAGCCTCAAAGAATTCCAATAACGGGTTGTAGGATTATCCACAGGTGACCAATGGATGAATCCTTACGAATAAAGATTATTGGTGACCCCACAGGGGCTATCACCTCTCTAAATCAGGTCAATGCCGTAGCCGCTGGCGTGGCTGGTGGAATGAAAACCGCCTTTACAGGCGTTGGCGAAATCATCAAGTCGTCACTCGGCTGGTTGGCTGGATTTGAGGCTATCAAAAAAGGTCTTGACCTAGCCTCGTCAAACGAAAGTCTGCTTCGCTCACAGACAGCCCTGCTGAAAAATCAGGGCGCACTTGGTGTGGCTCTTGCTGGTGGCAAGAGCGCAATGGCGGACATTGCTGGAACATACGATAAGGTCACCGGCAAAGCGGATAAGTATTCGACGGTGCTTGCCTCACAGGCGATGGCACTCTCAATGCAAACGGGTATCTCGGATAACGCTATTACCCAAGCGCAGAACCTACTTATTCCGAACCAAGACCTGCTGAAACTCTTTCAGAACCAGAAAGGTGCGTTCGCAGACACTGTTCAGGCTGCCGCAAACCTTTCTGGTCTTATGCACACCAGTATGCCAGCGGCCGCTCGCACACTGTCTCGTGTATTGGCTGACCCGGCCAAGAAGATGTCGGGGCTTACTCGCTACGGTTTTTCACTAACACAGACACAATTGGCTGGCATCAAGGGCGCAGGTAGCCTTATCAACCAGCAAAAGTTGTTCATCAAGGACATCAACACAACGCTGGGTGGCGTGGCGCAAGCCGGTGTTTCACCAATGGAAAGGTTGGCTAACGACTTCCAAAACGTTTTGATGCAACTCGGTAAGGGTCTGTTGCCTATCGTTGATGCTTTTGCCACTGTTTTGGCTAACCCAACATTTATTCAGGGAGTCACCACTGCGTTTACCGGAATGGCGCAAGCAATTGCCCCCATTGCTCAAACAATGGGTGACGCTTTTGGTAGTGCTGTCGCAGCACTTACACCACTTATTCAGGTCTTTACGCAGGGCGTTGTTCCAGCGATTATGACTGTCGTTCAGCCATTCATCACTGCTGTCGGCTCAATTCTTGGTTCCATCGGCAAGATTTTCACTACACCAGCCGTTATGAACTTGGTCACAATGATGACCAAACTGGCAAACGTAGTGGTTGCCGCTGTCGGCCCGTCGCTCAAACTCATCGCCGACACCTTTGACAAAATGAGTAAGAACAATGGGCCTCTTACGCAGTTTTTCACCAGCCTGACGCAATCGCTACAAATCATGGCTCCGTTGTTGCCAGCATTTGTAAATCTGCTTACACAGTTGCTCGTGGCGTTCTTGCCAATTATGCAAACAATGTTGCCCAGTATCGCTTTCATTGTCCGCATAGTTGCTGATGTGGCTAAGGGTATCGCCAACGTGGTCGACTTCATCGCCAAGATGATTGGAAAAGCCCACGGGTTGTTCAAGATTATTTCACTAGCCATCGGCGTGGTTCTGGCGGTTTGGTTCACTCGTAGCCTGTTCCTGAACCCCGTCATGGCTGCCATCGCTCAACTTCGCTCGTTTATGGCTACCTTGCTGAAAGTCGGCACGGTGGGCAAGGATGCCTTTGACGGGATGGCAAAGGGTGAAAAGGGTTTCGCCGGTCGCCTAAAGGGCTATCAGGGCGGTGTTGCTAAGGCAAAGACGTATCTCTTGCAACAGCAGGTAGGTAGGCAGTTCGCAGAGGGCGACATCAACATCCGTGGCTATCGCCGTGAAATGCGCAAAATTCAGATGCAAGGCCCTGCGTTTGAAGAGGAAATGAAACGCCTGCGTCGCACCAGCAACCCGATTTACGGTCGTGCGTTCGGTCAAGAGGGCGGAGGCATGATTAGTCGCCTACAGACTATGTTGCTTGGCCCGAACAAGAAAGTTCTTGCTGACCTAATGGCAGCATCGCAACGGTTTGAGCAAGGCGAGGACGAGAACGACAATGCTCTTAGTGAAAACACCAATGCGCTTCTAGATGTAAAGACGAACCTAGAAAAAGCCAATGGGATTTTGGGCGGTGCTGGAAACGTCTCTGCGAACGCCGAAATCGCAAATGCGGCAACGATACAAGAGGAATCAAACGCCAAAGTCGTCACCGCCGTAGAAAGCCTTACGGACAAGACGGCGGAACTTGCTGTTGTGAACCGGCAACTCCAAACCTCTAGTCGTCGCACCACTGGTTCGTTCCTCTACCAGTCATCTATTGGTGGCTACGTCAAGTGGGCAAAGGGTATCTACAGCGGTATTGACCGTGCTGGAAGGCTTTTTGGGCTTGACATCAAGAACTCTGTGGGATACGCCGGTCTTTACATCCAAGACAAGTTCCAGCAGGCAAGCGCAATTATCGTTTCATCGGCACAAAAGTTCGGTGGCTTGCTTGCCACAAAGGTGAAAGCAGCGTTCTATCCCATTTCTGTTGTCGCCAAGCAAATTGGAACAACAATTAGTGAAAAGATGGCGCAAGGGTCGTTTATCCTGCGTGGCGTTGCCGACATTGCCATGAACAAGGTTTCTGCGACCTTTGACACAGCCACTCAAAAGGTGAAAACGGCGTTTAGTAGTGCCACTGCATTGGTTTCTCAGGCATTTGAAACTGCTGGAAACGCCGTTCAAAGCAAGTTCCTACAAATTGACAACGCACTTAACGGTGCTATTTCAGCATCGGCAAAGATTTTGGCAAACGCTGGGCGTGTGGTTGGCGACAACCTTTACTTGGTTGGCTCGGTTCTGGGCGACAAACTAAAGAGTGCTGGCGAAACCGTCAAGACCGCCATCGGTGTGGCTGGTATTGCCTTTGGTGAAAAGATTACGGGTGCTATGTCCTCAATGTCCGACAGTATCCGCTTGTCGGGTATGTATCTGCTGGAAACCATTGGCAAGTCGGGTAGCGCACTCGTAAGTGCTGGCGAAACCGTTGCCCTGAAGTTTATGTATGGTGCTGATAAGGCGGTCGCCATCCTGAAGGGTGCTGGCTCAATGATTGGTGGCGGCATCGGCAAACTTGGTAGTGGAATCGGCAAGATATTCAGTAGCAAGTTGGGTGCTGGTCTTATGGGCGGCTTGGGCTTAGCGTCCTCAATGATTTCCACCCAAACGCTAGACAAGATTATGCCCAAGAATGCGGCTATTGAC